TTACCGTGTAATTTTACCGAAAAACGCCTCAGCCTCGCTTTCCTCTTTGTAGCACTTTCCTGCCAGACTCTCATAAAATGGCTTCCAATTCCGTGACCAGGTTGGCTGTGTTAACTCCGGTACCAGATGCTTTATCGCCTGATAAGCTACTGATGACGGCACACGCTTATACCCGCGCCCTGAGCATTTCGGGCAGTCTTTGAATACCGGCGCACCCTGTAATTCGCTCTGTTCTTCGTCGTATACCTTACCCCGGCCTTTGCAGCGGCACCGGTGAGTTAACTGCCCTTTCCCGTTGCAGGTCACGCACAGTTCGTTCACCAGCTCATTACGGACTACAGGCTCAACAATCACAGTACCTTCCATATTGGTGATACCCGGATGCTTCACCACCTCTTTCCGGCGATAAATCAGTCCTTTTCCGCCGCAGTCCTGACACTGACAGACCGAACCCGCTGAACGGGCGTAATCCTCAAATGCCATTGCGGCCAGAATCTTCATACACTGAGCAACACGATTACCGGCTGCTTTGGCCACCAGCTTTGGTACCGTGCGCAGAGCATACTGCGTCAGTGCTTCAACAGTCCTGAATTTATCCTCAATACTGACATCATTTTTACCTAAGAACGCATGCATACCGAACGCGGCCCGCTGTGATGCCATACCCATTGCCGCTGCCGAATCCATGCCTTTCAGTCTGTCCGGGGCTGTAGAGTTTGAGCTGTCACTGAATGTCGGTGACTTCGGATGAAATTGTTTTAATGCGCTTTCGAGTTTCATTACGCAGCCTCCTGGTGCTTTTCCCGGTAAAATGTCAGTTCACGAACTTCGCTTCCGTCGCGAATTAGGTCATTAAAATCACCGCCGTCACACCAGCGGACGCTAACCTTCTCCACATCATTGTTTGCCACAAGGTTGCGTTTGGCACAGGCAAAAGCCGCAGCATGTCCGGTTGCGCTGCCCCAGTCTGCATCAGCAAAAACAATCAGGTGGGTCACGCCTTTCGGTGCAGTGAATTTATCCATAAATCCGGCATTAATCGTTGCCCAGGTATTTACTCCGTAAACCTGTTTACAGGACAGTGCTGTCTCTATTCCTTCTGCCACTCCCAGGGTGGATGCGACCGGAAACATGCGGATCGCCACCGATTCGGCATAATCCAGATAATTATCTTCCTGCAGCCTTGTCATGCGCTTTACCACGTTGATATCGGCCTTCCGGTCACCGTCAAGATACGTGCGGTGCAGATAACACAGCTGACCTTTTGAGTCCGTGGCCAGCGCCCACATGGCCTGATAGTTGATAACCGCCATGCCTTTACGGATCGGCTGTCTCTCACAAAACCGGATATGCTCTGCCGGTAACGTAAATATGCCCCGGTTTTGCAGGTAGCCCGCCGCTGAGGTGTCTTTCAGATCCGGCATCTGAGCATAGCAACTGATAAATTTTTCACGGTCTGAACGGGTATTGCTGCTGACCGGCTTCGGAGTCTCTTTTTCCCGGTTATTTCCGAGCAACTGATCAATCTCGTCTGCCAGCTGCTTAAAGCTCTTACCCTGCGTTTTTTCCAGTAACTGAAATCCGGTACCGGAACTGCAGGTGCAGATATACGTCCCCCGTCCATCCTGATCGTCTATGCGGAATTTGCCCTTTTTCTCGCATATCGGGCATTTTCCTTTAAAGTGCCGCTTCCCGGTGATCGGCGGCAAACCGTAGTATGCGAAAATCTTTCCCCACTGGCCCTTTGCTGCTTCGGCTGTATTCACAATAATTCTCCCTGCTGTGCGTTTTTATTCAGTTGCTGTTTTAAATCTGCGATTCTCTGCGGCATCAGTGCTTCGGTTTTCTGTTTGCGCTTAACCCACTGAATGCGTTTGTGTGTGATGAAATTGGATACCTCCGGGGTGATTTCCTGCGGTGTGGCATGCAGGCTTCGCGGCCACTCACCGAACTTGTCCCTGAAGGTATTAGAGACCCACCCGTCACTGACCGGCTTTCCTTCGGTGGCGCGGATGTTCTGGTAATATTTGAGCTGGGAGTAAAAACTCTGTTTGTCTTTGGTGGTATAAACCTTTTCGGATTTGCCCATTTTTTTGATATTACGGGAGGTATCAACATCAACGTCTTCACCGGCCAGCGGTTTAAAACCGCATTTCGGGCAGACGTAAACACCGGCAGGCTTCATGTAGTGACAGGATGTGCATTCCTTCGGCTTTTTCTCCTGCTTTTCCTGGTCACGGACGGACGATGATTCTTCCAGACCGTCACTTTTACCCGGCAATTCGTCATATTCGATATCATCAGGAAACCCCAGGCGGTGTACGGATCCGGAGTGATCGAAAATAAGGCATTTATCTTTGCCTTGTGCTTTACGCAGACCCCGACCGAGACACTGCACCCAGCGAATTTCCGATTTGGTCGGACGGGCGTAAATGATGCACCGGACATCACTGTCAAACCCGGCAACCAGTGTGCCGACGTTCACGATGATTTTTGTTCCGCCCTGTTCAAAGCGGTGGATGATAAGCTGGCGCTCTTCATGCGGGGTATCTGCGGTGATGATCTCTGCATTCACACCCGCCCGGTTAAACGCTACCGTGACAAAATTTGCATGGCTGACGGTCACACAAAAACAGATGGTCGGCAGGTTCTGACCGTTGGCCAGCCAGTTATCGATCACATCACCGACCAGATCCGCGCCCGACATGATTGCCGCTATCTCAGCCTCTTTGTAATCGCTGCCATACTCTGCGCTGCTGGTGGATTTAACCGCAGAAAGATCCGGCTTTGTCGGGGCGTAAAACTCATACGGACTCAGGTCCCCACGTTCGATCAGTTCTTTCATCGTGGTGGGTTTGATCAGTCTTTCGTAATATGTCCCCAGAAACGGAGAAAACGGTGTGCCGGACAGGCCAATCACTTTAAATTCATTATCGCGGATAACTTCCAGCAGTTTTTTACGGCGCAAATGGGCCTCATCGACAAACAGCAGGTCGATGTTGTCCGGGAATTCACGGCGGATCAGCGTATCGGCTGAGGCAATCTGGATCAGTCGTGTAGGGTCATAGTTCGGATGATCACGCCAGACAAAACCGATATCTTCTATCGGAATCCCGTAATCGATAAACCGTGCTGCGGTCTGTTCAATCAGGATCGTGTACGGCACAACAAACATCACCCGCATATCACGGCTGTTGCAACCGTGCGTGATGAATGCAGCTAGTGCTGTTTTACCGCTGCCGGTCGGACTGCTGATCATGAACGTGCGGTGTGACTTCCACTCGCTGCGTAATAACCGCAGTGCTCTTTCCTGTGCAAAATTTGGTGTGATAGTTAACATGCCATTACCTCAATTTTATCGACCAGGTAGCACTGCCAAGGAGATAGGGTATTTTTATAAATGGACGTCTATACGTCTGATGCCATTTTTAACCCCTACAGAGATCTATCTTTAAGATCTGAGTCCTTCCCTTGGCAGTGCCTTCCCCTACACCCCTTTCAAAGATCACCCCCCTTACCCCCCTAGAAAGTTTTCCCCTCTTCCCCAAACCGGAAAACCATCTGGACGGCTAAACGTCTTAACTTCCACACCCTCCTGATAATTCTTATCCCGCAACTTTCTGTGGGTCTGCGGTGTAACCCTGCATGGCTCTGTTAAACTTCCTGACGTATTCCCTGAGCCGTTTATTCGCTTCCCTGCGTGCTGTGTTGTCTTTCCTGTACGGAACAGGCTCTGCTTCCCATTGTTCCTGATACACCGCTGAGTAAGCCACTAGCGCTCTGTTCCTGGCTCCCGGTGATAACTGCAACAGCATTTCCTGAATCCATTTGCCGTCATCAGGAAAATAGCTGTCAGGCATCAGTGTGTTTTGGTTCGGATGCATGGGAATAACCCACTGGGTGAGGGAAAAGATCAGGAAGATCAGGGCGAATTTCGTGTGGCTTCACTGCCCCATTTGTTAGGTTGGCTATCAGGTTTACCAGTTTCGGGTGTACTCTTGATTTACCATTAACCCACTTATGAACAGCTTGCTGCGATACACCGCACGCAGCCGCTAGATCTTTTTGTGTTCCCATTATTTTAATAACAGCTTTGATAGCTTCACACATAACAACCTCCGTTTTATTTATCACATAATAAAACTATAGTTGTTTTTAATCAACAACCAAAACGGTATTGATTATGTACAACTATGGTTGTATATTTATTGACTATGAAAACTACACTCGCAGAAAGATTAAAAGACGCTAGGAATCGCGCAGGCATATCCCAACAAGGCCTGGGTAAAGCTGTTGGCGTAACCCAGGCTGCCATTCAAAAGCTTGAGTCCGGACAAGCCAAGTCATCAACAAAGTTGATTGATATTGCTAGATTTCTTCAGGTTTCCCCTGAGTGGCTATTGCACGGAGATAGTGACTCTATCGCCAATAAGCTTAGGGATGGCATCCCCGCAAAGGATTTTAAGCCGCGAGAAGTGGCAGAGTGGGATAGCAGCACGCCTCTTGATGATGACGAGGTGGAGGTGCCGTATTACAAAAGCATAGAGCTTGCCGCCGGTAATGGATGCAATGGCGGGAGCGATAATAACGACTACAAACTGCGCTTCTCCCGTTCAACACTGCGTCGTTATGGCATTTCACCAAAAGATGTAGCCTCGTTCCCAGTACATGGCAACAGCATGGAACCAATCATTCCCAATGGAACAACGGTCTTTGTGAATAAAGGCGACACGCGTATCGTCGATGGCGGAATTTATTTCATTGAGCAGGATGATTTATTGCGAATAAAACTTTTGTACCGGCAACCCGGTAAAATCATTATCAAAAGCTATAATTCCGTTGATTTTCCCGATGAAGAGGCAGATCCATCCACTGTTAAAATCGTTGGTCGTGTATTTAATTGGTCGGTAATGGCATATTAAAACAAAATTCATCAAAACCAAAACCCTCTCTTTTGAGGGTTTTTTTGTGCCCATAACGCCGAGGTAACAATAGCTGAAATTTATTTTCAGAAATAAACCCTTTTAAAGCAACGCATTAAAAATACGACCTCATCAAAACCAAACAAAAACAACAATGGTTGTTGACACAAAAACAACTATAGTTTTTAATGATTATATCAGAAACAATGAGGTTTAAAAAATGCCGACTATACATTGTATGTCAAATTGTGACGTATCAGAAGTGGATATCCGTACAGGCTTTGTTGTGAGTGCGTTCCTGTTCCGCTTTATCGACAGCGATTCACTCGAGAGAAAACATATTACAGCAACAGATGAGGAACAGGCACGAGACGTTTTAGGCGGTACTCTGGTATTCGCAGCACGTTTTCGCCAGGACGATAATTGCCGAGTTACGGGAGGATGTCATGGCACACGAAATTAAATTAGAGGTAGCTGAAAAAAAAGCATTTCAACTAAACACTCTGTTGTATGTGCTACGCGATATGGATTTTAACGAACTCGATGGCCAACAAATATCAGCTTTAGTCAAGCTGGCGTTATCACTATCAGACCCTGTTTCGTCCTGGCTGATTGAAGAAAATGCACATAGAAAGGAGTCGTGACATGTCACAGAAAATAATTATAAGTCACAACAATTCTGATTTATACAAAACAGCTACCTACGCCAGTAATTACGCGAAGGAATTAAGAACCGAAATAGCGCCATTGATAAACAGACTGTCTGTAGATTATCCGGCAGAAGCAGCACGTTATAACGGACTTATTAACGAACTGGTTTTAATGACAGGAATTACTGCCAGTGGAATTAAGAATCAAATTTAATAAAAACCTTACTATTAAAATCATCAGGCAAACATTATGAATTATATTAAATGTAATGAACTCATTACCCGAAAAATAATGAATACGCCAGCGGCTAAATTTATCACTGAATTTAGACAGAGTAGTTCAATACGTTGGGAGTGTAACCTATATAAGTTGGTTAATGATGATTATGAATTAGTTGATTCATTTTCAGATCATCACAAAGCATCAGGAGAAACAAAAATAATTATGTATTTGCGCCCTGAAATTGGAAATCGTATATCAGCATTTTTTAACTCAGGAAAATAATCATGACTAATAAATTTGAAGCAATCGAAAAAGCATCAAAGGGTGAAATCACTATCGAGATGCGCCCTGTGTATGTTGTATCAGGTGCCAATCATGCTTACCTCAGCCAGGGCGGCGCACTGAATAAACTGGCCTACATTGTCGCTGAAAAGCAGTTCCGTGACGAAGGTAAGCCAACCAATTTCCCGGACAAAGAAACTGCGCTTGAAGACGGCACACCGGCTCACAAAACAGGAGAAATAACACCTGAATACCTTGAACGGAAGAACGAAGTGCTAAACGAATTAAAAGCGGCACTGCGCCGTGAAAACGAAATTATGAAATTAAAAGTTGAGCATAAAAAAGCTATTAAAAAAGCAACTGACGCACAAGAAGCTTTATCAATTGCATCATGGAAATTAAAGTCAGCCACTAATAAATAACAGAAATCAATAATAACTTTTAATTACAGCGCCTGCGCTGGGGAATTCCACATCTTAATTTCAGGATATTGATTATGGAAAATAACAATCTTTTATCGAACAGAAGAAAGTCATTCGTTAACGCTTTCTTTGACCATCTCAAAAAGAAAGGTAAAGCAGCATCATTTAAACGCTCTGTAGATGGTGCGCAATATCAGATTGATTTAGATGCTGAGGTATTAACACAGGCGCTGATAACGCTTTATGAAAATAAAGCATGTAAGGATGCAGGGTATACGGAGCAGCAGATAATTAATTCATACGCTGACTATTACAGCAAGTACGGAAACATCACACCTAACGGGGAAATGTTTATCAGCTTTATCACGGAATTAATTGCTGAACAAATCCATCACACGGGGATAAATAAATGACCAAAAAACGACGCAGTAAAACAGCTCAGAGTTTTATGGGAATGAATATTGGTCAGGCTGTCCAGATGGATAAAAGCGAAAAACAGAATTACGAAAATGCCCGACAATTTACAAAGCAATATGAAGTATCGCCGGACACAGTACAGATGCCGCTTAACCGCTCAATGCGCCGTTATGCAAAAAAAATGAAAATTAATATTGAGGAGGTTTGATTATGAACGAATTAATTACCATTAATGAAACCCAAATGCCGGTCATTGAATGGAAAGGTGTCCGGGTTGTAACCACGGAAACACTGGCTGCCGGGTATGGATCAGATGTCAAAAGCATCCAGATGAATCTGGCAAACCATAAAACCCGTTTTATTAATGGTGAACACTATTTCAAACTCGAAGGTGACGAATTACGCCAGCTTAAGAACTGCCCCAATAGTATTGGGTCAGTTAATAAACACGCCAGAAACTTGATTTTATGGACGGAAAAAGGCGCGGCCCGTATGTCGAAAATCGTTGATAGCGACGAAGCTTGGTTATTCTTTGAAAAAATGGAAGATGCCTACTTCCGCCCGGCACCGACAGAAGTCAGCCGCAAACAGTTAGCCCTCATGGTAATTGAAGCAGAAGACCGTGCAGAGGCTTTTTCAATCGAAAATAAACAACTTAATGCCACCGTTGAAAGCCTCGAAAAACGCTTCCGCAAAGGCATGACAATCACTTCATTTTGCAAGTCACTGAACGGCGTCAACGTCAGTAAGGTGATGTCGTGGGCCAGTGAACGCAGCTGGGTGTTTAATTCACGGCGTGACCAGGGGAAAAGCCCTAAATGGCGCGTTGCCTCATATGCCCGGGACAAATACCTGACAGAGGAAGAAACCCAGATCACCCCGCACGGTATGGATGAGTTTACCAAATTCACACCTGTGTTACTGGAAAAAGGCTGTCAGCGGTTGTTTCAGCTTTATATGAAAGGCGAATTACCGATGAAAAAGACATGGAACGGCGAATACAGCCACGATAAGGCCATTTATACCATGGAGGGAAAATAATGATTACTCACACCGCAATGACGCACGGCATCACTGACGAAACCGGAAATTTAACCGGATATGCGGAGGCCATTAATTCACTTGATACCGGTGAATATGACGACAATTTGAAAGGCGGCTTTTCACTGATGTATGCAGTGTTCAGAGGGTGGCAGGAAAAATACCACTCACCGACCGATGAGCAGCGCGTCACGATGTGGCGCTGGATTGTTGCAGCCTGCTTTATCTCTGAGATACAGCAGAAAAACGGCACAGTGGAAGTAGAAAACCATCTGGGTGGTACAGATACCGCAGCTGTTTATGTAAATGAAACATCCGCCATGTCCGTTTACCCCGGCCCGCTGCGTCTTGCGCTGGCCGTTAACATTGAACAACTGACAAAGGAAAAATACGGGGAAGAAGCCGGGCGCATGCTGGCACTGAACATATACATGGATTTTGTTGACACACCAAAAGGTCGTGGTGTTTGCCTTTCTGACCGCGGGCGGGAGGGATTAACCATTCTGCATAACGACTATTTGAATGAACTTAACACCAACGGCATTCCGCCGATTCCGACACTGCACTGACGGGGAGATCGATATGTTATTTAAATCAAATATGCTGTGGGTTGCTTTAACAATGACCGCCGAGGTCAACCCTAAGCGTCCGCAGTTGAAAGATACAATACACATTACTTCATGGCATGTGGAGTCAACGAACGGTGCCGCCTGCGTCCGTATGGAACACGGGATACCGGTTAATGAAGATATCGATACAACGGTGCGTTTCTTTGACGACATTCCTGATGCGGCTGAATTCAGTGAACTGCGATTCGATGGTGATCACCGTGTAATCCACTATGACGAAAATAAAACTGAAATTGCCTGTAACCGCATTGAGCTGGTCGATTGTCGTTACCCTGAGATCGACAAAGTCATTCCCGTGACAACAACCGACAAGCTGCCGTGCATCGGGCCAGAACACCTTGCTCTCCCGTATATTCTTTTCGGCGACTACGCGATTGTAATCAGACTCCACCCATCCGGAGAAGAAACGGCGGTGCGTGTGGAATTTGATGCCTATGTTAATGAGGAGTTCGGTAATCCGTTATTGCTGATTATGCCACGCTATCCGAATTCATTTGAGATTGCGGAAGCAGCAGCACTGACCAAACGCACGGAGGCATTACAGTGAAAATCGAATTTATCTCAAACTGCAACATAGCCAAGGTGGTGATCCGTTCCTTCATCACCGAACACCGGAAACTGAACCGCCTGATCGATGTTGCCTTATTTCATGAGCCGGTCAATGAATCAACCACCGGCCTGTTTTTCCGCGTGACGACCCTGTACGGCAAGCAGAACCATGTACGCCGGGCACATAAGATTATCTGCCGGGAGGTGTCGCTATGAGCCAGCAGGCAACGGATTACGAGGTGAGCGTGTACGACGACCCGCTGATTAAAGCAATCCACCACGTGGATGACGGGCGGGATTACAGCCAGCAGATTATTCACGATATGCGGCAAAACTATCACATCAGAGCGGGGATATACCTTCCCCGCCCACCAGCGCCGCAGGTCGTTGCGCCAAAGTTAACCCCGGTAATGACGGGTAAAAAACGGAATAAGAAAGTCAGGAAGGTGAGCCATGAACAAACAATTTGAAGCCACGATCCGCCGCATGTACGGCAGCCGGTACAACTTAGAACGGGACATGGAAGACAATTACGTCTGTGAAATTGTTCGCCGTATGTTTGAAGTCTGGCGCGCTGCTAAGGGGATCAGATAATGAAAATTGCTCTTACAGCAGCGCTTCTTATGGTGGAGATGTCAACCACAACCGCAGCATGGTCAAGAATTGCAGACAGTCAGAGATGCGACTACCCATTATCAGCTAGACGGATATCAGGGCACAGAAAGTTAAACAGGCAAGCAAAGAAACGGAGAAAGGCGAAATGAAAACAACTGATCTGCACCTGGTGCAAATTATCACTGCCGCCGGTCATGATCCGTCTGATATTACAGATGCAGTTTGGGCTGCCGGTTACCGGAAAACAGACTTTACCACTGAGCAGATTATCGAAATGGCAGTCAGTCAGACCGCTGATACCGTGCTGAACGGTTTCCCTGCTGACACATTACCGAAAACACTGGATGACCTCAGTCAGTACCATCTGAATGGCATTATCTTTGAGGCGAAATGGGAAGGTACGCCTGCAGCAGTGGCAAATGCAGTATTGATGAACGGGTATAAAAAGGAGTGTGAAAAATGAGCGATTACTGGAGCACGGCAAAGGTTGCCGGTTATCTGGGAGTAAAAGAAAAAACGGTGATCCGGTGGATTGGTTCGGGAAAACAGAAAAAAGAAGGTTTCCCGAAACCAAAACATAAAACCAGATCACATCAGTTCAGCACTGACGAAATTAAGGCATGGGCTGCTGGTAGGCAACGCGAATAA